AAGGGCTATTTCCATTTCTTTTCCGTTTACGTTTACTTTGCCCCTGTAGTCGGGTTGGTTAGCGCTTGTTTTTTTGTCGTTCTTAAAGATTGCGCCTGAATTTGGTTTGTTTTCCATTATATTGGGTTTAAAAGTTACTAATAAATGCAATGACTAAAGTTAATGCAATGGCCGTTACTAAAATAATAGTTCCGATCGCGGCTAGTTGTTCGCGTTCTTGTCGTTTGTCCATAGCTTTAGGTTTAGGATTTGAGAATTTTATTTTAATTTGCTTGTCCTTTACGTCCTTTTTGTCCTTTTGACTAGACGCCCAGCTTTTGCGGTATTCAGTCGTTAGCATGGCTACACGTTTGGCGGTTGCTTTAGTTGGTTTTCTACCCGCCCAAGTGTAAACCGCGCGGTCTACTTTCTTAATGTATCCGTTCGTCTTTAACACGTTGAACACGTCCCAACGCGTTTGGCTTAGTTCGTCAAAGCGAAAGTTTGGCTTTTCGTTCATTTCAATTAATAAGTCTTTGTAAGACTCTAGGTTAAATTTTTTCATTGTTCTTCGTTTACTATTTGTAATGTTCCATTGATTGAATAGCCAGTCAATCGAATTAACTGCTCAATGTGGTAAAGCAAATCTTCAAGCGTGACATCATCGTGTTCGAACTCATAGCTTGCTTTGTGTCCGTAGTGGGTGATTTCTATTTTCATTTTTGTTGTTTAAATGTCCATTCATCTGCTTTAAATACTAAGTTGTCTCCGTTCGGTTGTACTTGAATAAATGCTTCTCCGATGTTATAATCATCAGTCCATACCGCAGAACCGATATACTGACCATCTCTAAATAGGTCGTACTCTTTTCCATAAATCAGGAAATCTTGTCTTAATTCTTTCATTGTTCTTGTTGTTTAAAGGTTTTACATTTCGTGTTTAGATATGTGGCAATTTTTACCCCTTATCCTTGTTTAAATTGTTTTACTTCGTCTTTTAGTCGTTCTACGTAAAGAGTAGCGTCCATAAGTTCGTCTTGTAGGTGTGTAAGCCATTCTAAGGCGCTTAGGTCGTTTCTTTCTAGCGTTGTGTTGTATTTCATTATTCCGAGTTTAGAACGTTCGTTAAAACGCGCCAAAACGCGTAATACTATTTTGTCTTCTATTTGCTGGTTCATAAGAAATTATAAAGGGTTTCGTAATACTCGCGACATAGTTCGACGCGTTCTTTAATTTGTTCTATTACTTCGTCGTCACGTTCGACCTCAAAGACTTTAACACGGCGGTTGTCTGGTATATGGTCGAAGTTGTGGCGCTTTTGCACTTCGTCGATTAGATCCAAACTTTCTTCTAAAAGATTAGCGTTCCAGTGTGCGCGTCTTATTTCGTCTTGAACCATGTCTAGCGGTGTGTTGACTAGGCAGTAGACTAGTAAACTTTTTTGTTTACCCGTGAGCCACATGTAGCCTTGCAGTTGGTAAAAATAGTCCTTAGTCGGTATTTCAGTAGCAAAGAACGGAAAAGTCGTAGCATCCCAAGAACTTTTTACGTCTAGAAGTATGTCGTCCGTGTTTACGTCGGGCGTACCCATTACCCAGTCGTTGCTAAAATGTTCGTCGTTCTTCAAGATAAAGCCCAAGTCTAGGACGTCGCTAGCTAGTTTAATGCTTTCGTCTTCGACTAGGTTACCTTTATCGGTGTAACGCGAGTTAAACGTTTTGACTATTCCGTATTTTGCTAGCAATACTTGTTCTTCTACGTAGGTCTTAGCCGTTTGGCTTAGTATTTCGCTTTTAGAACGCGGTGAAGTCATTACTTTCCCAAGTGCTGAGCATCGAACTTTAAAAGTGTTCATAGGGCTTCGAGCATTTCGGTTTGTGACTCAGTTAAAGTAAAGCTAGACGTTATCTTTTCCTTAGTAACCTTACCTTCTACAATTGCTTTACACGCGTCTTGAAAGCGTTTGTTGTCAATAGCGGGTAATTTCTTTACTTGTTCGCCGCTTGCGTCCGTGTCTTTGTCCGTGACAAGTCCTAAAGACGAACTAAGGGCATAACGTCGGTAATATGTAACCCCCGAACCGAAGCTTTGAAAGTCGTTCATACCTTTAAGCGTTACGTGCGGTATTGCTACCTTACTTTCGAGGTTCTCGCCGCTTTCTACGTGGAAAATAAGCGTTACAATGTAGTCAATACCCTCTTTAGTGTCTAGCATTTGGGTAAAGCCTAGCCCGTGTTTCTTAAGTAGCGGGTTAATCTTGTCGAAAATTGCGGGTAAGTCGGCGTAAGAATAGCCAAACCCTTGCGTTCCTTTGTGAATTACTGGTACTTCTTGCTGAAAAGCCGCAAGCGCTTTAAATAAATTTTTCATGTTCTTGTTTTTTAATTGTTTTGATATGCGAATATAGTCATTATATTTTAATTCAAACTATTTTTTTGCAAAATTTTAATTTTTTCTTTGTATGTGTGTATTAAATACTTCAATTCGTCGGGTGTGTACTTGCGTGTTTCATGGGCTTTTTCGTGCAACTCTAGTAAACGTTCAGGGCCTATTCGTTTTTCTATGCCTATTTGGTATTCTAATAAGTTCCCGTGTTTGTATCGGTTGCACGTTACACATTGAGCATGCACGTTGTCTTCGTTAAACGTGACGGCTTTGTGTCCGCCCATGCTGAAATAATGCCCAGCGTCGTACTTTTCGCCTAAAGAACCGCCGCAACTTACGCAAGGTTTTCCTTGATCGCGAAGACGGACAAACGTATTAAACACCTTTTGGGCTTCTTTAAGCCAGTCCGTTGTCGTTTTAAGGTCGTTCTTTAGCTTGGCTTTAGTCTTTTTCCATTCCTTCGTCTTTACGTCTTCTACGAAAGCTTTTATACATTCGTCTTTTAGACAAAACTTTTGATTGAAGCGAACGGGTTCGAACTTGTCGCGGCAATTTTTACAACGCATTTTTTACACTTTTTAAAATATCAATAACTAGGGCTTCGGGTATTCTTGAACGTTCGTAACTACCTTTTTTTCCTTGCGTTCCAGTCTTTGATCCTCTAGGCGCGCTCTCATGGTGACATTTTTTATTTCCGTTAAAGCATTCGTGTTTTGGAATCCAGCCGTTAGGGTTGAAAACTGAAAACAAATGGTTTGTGAATATGTCCGTTGGCTTTGCGCGGTCGTCACCATATTGGCAATACCAAATAGTTGCCCTATCTATGTTCTTTACAAATGGCATTTTACGCATCATGCCGCGCGGGTTCTCAATAAAGAATTTCAGTTTCGGGTTTATCTTAAGCCATTCATTAATTAAATTAATTTGGTTGTAATTAACTGCGTCGCATTTTATAGCGTATTCGCTTACTGGCTTAGTTCCGTTTCTATGGTGGCTTATTGCAGCTATTGAATAGGTCGTACAATCTGGGCTTGTCCAAACCATGTCGGGAATAAAAGGAACGTCTTTAATAGTTAATTTTTCAATGTCCGTAACTAAGTCAATGTTTTCGTAATTAGTCCAGTCAACCGAAAAAACGTTATAACCTAATAAGTCGGCAATTTTACCTATTGATCGGCTACCCGCGTGCAGTTCTAAAATGTTCATAGTTCTACATTTTTAAATTTTAGTTCGTTTTTCAGTTCGTCGTAAGCTATCCTTAGTTGAGCGTTGCGTCTAGCTAACTGGTTTAACTCGCGGTTTAAACTTATTATTTCGTTTTGCATTTCGATTAAAACAAGTTCGGTTTTTAGTAATAGTTCTTCGCTATCCTTACCGCCGTTAATGTAGTCCTTTGCTTCTGGCTTGTCCTTTTCAAGTTTTAAGCGTACGTTTTTAATTCGTTCGCGGACTACCCAAATTGTGTTCTTAGCCCAAAGAATTTTCAAATCTAGTTCCATTTTTTATTTTTTATAGTCCACAATATCCTGAATCACAATCATTGAAGTCATCGTCAAACAAATCTAATTGCAATTTATGGTTTTTAATCTTTTCATAGGTAACTCCGTTTTTAAATGTACAGCCGTTTTTTTGTTCCATTCGAACAAACCAATCAAACTGCTTTTCGTCTCTTTGGCTCATGTGCTTTAAAAATATTTCTGATCGATGAAAACATCCAACACAATTATTTTTGTAAGCAAACCGCACGGGTTTATCTTGCCAATAGTTTTCAATAGTGTCTTTAAATATTCCGTCTTCAATTAGCGGAAAGCGTGTCATTCTATACGGAAGTTCTTTCCATTTGTTACGACCATTCTTTTCCCCAACCTTAAATTTAAAGTTTTCAACTCCGTCAACTGCTCGATCAATCATTGTTTTGGCTCGGCTCATTTCATTGGCTCGGAAGCCTATTCGCATTTCTACAGGCAACTCCGTGTTTTCGTAGCACCATTGAGCAATTGGTTTCACTTTCATATCCGTCGTGCAAAAGCGTGTCATTTGATTAGGTAGGTAATTTGTGCCGTTAGCCATTTTGTAAGATGCTATAACCTCATCGAATGTCTTATCGCTTAACCAAATAATCTCCTGCCCAATATACTGCTCTAGGTCTAGCATTGTGTAAATTATTGTATCTTCTTCAAGTGTCCCGATAAACTCATGTCCTATTCTATCGCTTACAATTTGACGAACCTTTGCATCAGGAAATAATACCTTAATGTCGTCAGTTCGAACCAATGAAAATACGTTGTAGTCAGCTGGATAATTTGCAGCTATGTAGCTTGATGTCTTACCCCCGCTTAATGAATTAATTGTTTTCATTTTAAAAAGGTTTAAAGTTTCGTAATTTTTCACTTGTCGACATAATGCCGTCGGTTATTGTTTTTTGTATGTCTTTGGGTCGGTGTTTTTGTAAGGGGTCTATTCCGTTAATTGTAAAGCCCAAACCGCTATTAAAGTCAAAAACTACTGGGTAATCAATTTCGGTATGTTTGCCGCCCGTTTCGGTGTCCTTAACTTTTTCGACGTTTACCCAAGTTTTAAATTTGTATTCTGGGTGTTTAATTAGTCGGTGTATTACTAACATGTCATCGCATCGGTTTAAGAAAGCCTTACCGCCCTCAACGTGGTCTTTTAAAGGTGCTTTTAAATGCCCTTTTAGTTCGCCTTCGGTGTATAAGTTACCGCTACGTCCGCTTTCAGTATTCGGGTGCGTGTTTATGTAGATAGTCATGCCCGTTTTATTGACGAACTGACGGGCAGTATTCATAAATTCGTAATTGCCAGCAAACGACATTTCGCGGTCTAGGCCCGTGAATGGATCAATAAGTCCAACTTTGCACCCACTTTGTGAAAATAACTCTAAAATGTCTTCGGGTTTGTACAAATTAGAGTTGTCAATAAACGAAAAGTATTGCTCTAAATACGCAACGTCGCCCGCTATTTGTGAATGCGTTAATTTACTAAAGTGTTTACCTCGATACATTTGAACCATGTCGCGCAAAATTTGCCCCTTTTGGTTTTCACCCGACCAAATACAAAAGGTTAAGTCATGCTTTAAAGCTAGGGTAAGGAAATACCAATTTATCCAGTACGTTTTTCCGACGTTGTCATGGCCTAGAATTATGTTTAGTTGCTTAGGTTTAAATTTAAGGTGTTCGTCTAGATAGCAATCTAAGCCTAGACCTTGTTTTATTTTGCCGTCTCTTACGTCGAGTAAGTATTGTAGTGCGTCGCCTTGTTTGAGTAGCATTTTAATTGTTTTTAAGTGCGGTTAGTAAGCGGTCGTTTTCTTGTTCTA